TTAATCAAATATGTTCATAGCTTGATGTTTTTTATCAGTATATAAATGAGAGTACGTTTGAATTGTTTCTGTAATGTTAGAGTGCCTCATTAATTCCATTAATAAATACATATCTACACCATTATTAATTAAATGGCTTGCGTACGAGTGTCTTAAATGGTGTATTTTTAGATTCGGGAATACAGATTTAAAATGATACGAATAGGTAACGTATCTAATAGGTTCTAACCCCCCGAATATAAAATAGTTTTCGTCAAAATATTTATATCTTTTAGAAGATTCATTATACATGTTTTTAAGCATCTCTCTAATTAATTTTGGTACAGGTATTATCCCTTTAGAACTTTCTTTTTTTAGATTATATTCAATTTCTCTATTACTTAAATTGATTTTCTTATTTACGTCAATTTCGCCTTTTATTTTATCGTAATCTTTCCACTGCAAAGCTAAAGCTTCGCCTATTCTAAGACCAGAATAAAATAACAGTTTAGTTAGCTGACGAGAAGTATCGTTTGTGATTTGTTCTACTTTTTCATCAAATTCTTCACGAGTGATAAATTTAGCTTGTGGTTTTGTTCTGGGAATAGGAGTTACCGATAATGTGGGGTCGTATAAGAGCTTGTAATGCTTTTTGGCGTAATTGATAACTGCTTTAAAACCTGCCCACACAGATCGTGCATAGCCAACAGAAAGACCTGCATCGTTTAACAAATAATTCCTGAAAGCAGTACATTGCGTAGTAGTGATTTTGCCAATAGGGATATTTCCGAACCTTTCTTTTATGTGAGTATTATATTCTGTAGTTCGCTTTTCTATTGAGCGTGCAGAAAGATTTTCATTTTTTAAACGATCAAAAAATATATATTCAAAGGGTTGATTGTCCGAGTATCCATATTTAACATTTTGTATAAATTCGCTTTCAGCTAGTTTGGCATCTTTCTTACGTTCAAACCCACGCTTCAGTTTTCGTTTGTTATTACCGTATACATCTTTATATCTAATGGAAAAATACCATTTACCTGTATTATCATCCTTATATACTGGCATTTTGCTTCTCCCTCCTCAAAATTGGCAAAAAATAATAAGGGTAGGCGGGCTACCCGAAATTTAGTACTAGGTACTAAATGTGATATAATAAAATAAAAAGTAGGTGATGTTATGACATTTAAAAACAATCATAATTTCAATGAATTAGTTTTAACGAATGAAGACATTAGAATTTTAAAAAATGTCTTAGAAGATGCAGTCAGTGTTTATGATGAATATTCGGTATGTAATGAAGAATCCGATTTTGCTTACTGTTTATTAAGAGACTTATATACATTAGACAGCTTAGCTATTTCGTCAAATAATGTTTGAATTATCGAATTGTACTCTTCGATTTTAATACCATGCATAATAGAGTTTCTGTGTTCAATAGCAGCTTTGACTGAATGTTTTAAATGTTCTTCTATTAAATCGTTGTTTTCCATTTCGTTTAAAAATGTTCTTATATTCCTCTTGTAATCAGGTGTTTGTTTAATTATATCTTTATCAAACTTGTTCAATATCAGCCTACACATTAGTTCTAGCGCTCTACCTAAAAGTAGTGATGTAGCTAGCCTTTTTTCAGACATAAAGCAATCATAAGCTTCAACTATATGAGTTTCAAAATCCTTGTCATTAACTGTTTCTAATAATTGAGTGTATTTTCTTAAAGAAGCCGGTAAATCATTTGCGTTTTCTAACAAAGAATTAGGTGTTCGATAAATTTTTGTAGATTTATCTGATAAATATAAGTCAGAATGAGTTTCAAAATAATAATGCGCAATTGCATCGTCGTTGTATATACTAGCTAAATCGCTCAAGTTAAACATTTGAAAATCATGTATGACTTTTTCGAAAATGAAAGTACTTTTTATATATTCACTTAACTTCTCGAAAGATCTTTCTGTTCTTTTTAAAACATCATCTACAGAAATATTTATTTTCTTCGCTTGCATGCCTTCTGACCCACCGTGAATATAAATTAAACCTCTGTAAAAACTGATATTCAAATCTGCGTAGCTATATTTTATACCGGAATAAAAGGGGAAGTATCCAGTATTTTTATCTATTACATCACCAAAAAATATATCCACTAATTCTTTATATTTTTTGTGAAGTTCATTCATTCTTTTTTCTATATCGTTATATCTCCATAAGTATTGTTTCTCTTCCATCCCTCATCCTCCTCACGCCACATAGGGGCTATTAATCAATATCCAATAATTGTTGTTTTTTCTTATCGAACTCTTCCTGAGAAATTACTCCGACATCTAATAATTCTTTATATTTTATTAATTCATCAGCAACAGAAAAACTCATTTTTTCAGAATTGGATGGTTTCATAGAACTTTCTCGAATAGAGATTTGTTCTTGTATTGTTTCCGCCATTCTAGATACAGTGTTTTTTGATATGCTTCCTATAGCGATACTTGATGAACCGTGATGTATAATTATTTCGCCAAAAAGAAGTCCTTTTTTATACGAAACAGAATTGATTTTCTCGAATGGAAATTCATGAAATTTCAAACCATATATCATACCTTTATCTAAGAATAACAATCTTAGATCAGTACATACTATTAAGTAGGTATTATTATTGTACAATCCCGAAGTTACATACATTATGTTTTCATTATCTTTTAAAATCATAGGTAGTTCTTTCACTTCTTTTTTTGTACCAAACAAATCCTCTACACCTATTTCGCTAAATCTTTGGTAGATTTTAGATAAGTTTTCGTCAGATTTATTGATTTCACTTTCAAATTTCACTTCTTTTCTAGGTTTACTTTGGTATTCTTTTAAAATTTCTCTTTTGTCTTCAACAGATAGTTGCTTGTATTGTTTCTTTTCTTCTTTTGTTTTAGTTGCTAAATATTGACTCTCAATCATACTTTCTTTGAACGTTAATCTGCTCTTAGGTAATTCTTTCATGTTCATTTCTCCTTTATTTTTTGATTGTTAAATCGTTAGATCATAAGCATATTTAAATTCATTTATAAAATCAGATTTGCTTTCCATTTTCTCTTCTAAAAAACTTAAGTAGTTTTCTGCGTGGTAATTTTCGTTATTTGACATATAGTCGTTTAACCCATTGTGTATATGTCTTCTGATTACTTTTACCGCTATATGGATCGCTTGAAAACTCATTTGATACTTGTACGAAATTTGCTCAATATTAAAGTTGTTTATATATTTGTATCTTATATGTAAAGGAAACAATAAACATGAAGCAAATGAGTTTGCTTCATATTCTTCAGCAATCCTTCTATAATAATCTTTATATGTGAATGTTTTATTTAAATTAACTCCAGTATGTCCCATTATAAAATGACCATATTCATGAGCTAAAGTAAATCTTAGACGATTCATAGGCAGTAAATCGTTATAAACTATAATCGCTTTGTCTCCTTTTCTAATATGAAACGCTTCTTCTGAACCGAAAATAGAAGGTATTTTAAAATATAAAGTGCCAGTATTCTGAGAAAATTCAGAGAAAGTCACTAATTTAATACGTTTATCTTTTGAGATAATTTCAAATATATCTAAAGGAAAAGATAAGTTATATAGACCATTTGTGATCTCGTAAACTGCTTTCGCAGATTTAAAAAAAGATTTTTCATAATTTAATTTCAATTAAAAAGCCCCTTTGTTACTTAGTTAAATCATCCCAATCATCAAACATTGCTTCTAATATAGTCAAAGCTTTTTGCCTTTGTGCCTCCGTCATATTTTCTGTAGCTCGATGCATAATAAGAATATCTTCACTTTTATCTTCTCCGGAGTACTCATCTTTTTCTCTACCTAATAAGTAATCAACTGATACATCGAAGTGATCGGCAATTTTTTGCACCTTATCAATGCCTGGTTTGGTTTTCTCCCATCTTCTGATTTGTCCGTTTGAAAACCCTAAAGTTCTCTCTAATTCAGCAAAAGTCATACCTTTTGAATTGCACAAATTACGGATTCTTTGTACTAGATTCATAAATTTCTCCTATCACAGATTAACTTTTTCGCTATTTTTGTTGACAATTAGCATAAAAGTTAATATACTGTATTTAAGCTTTAAATTTAGCTTACTAAACACATAACAATTATTCGTTGGGGAACGAGTATTCAATACCTTTATGACAGGCATTACGAATTGTTATAGGTTTATTAAACTATGCTTAAATATTAGCATAAAAGTTATTGGTGTTCAACAGATAATTTATTTGCTTAGAAAAAATGTTATAGGAGGTGCTAATATGTCGACAACAGATTTCGGCTTGAAAGTGAGAACGGAATTATTAAAACGCAACATGACAAACAAGCAACTTGCGGAAATGCTAGAAATTTCAAGTGCTTACTTATCGGATATTTTACGTGGGCGTAGAGATGCTTTTGAACAAAAGAAACGTATTGCGAAAATTTTAGAAATTAAAGAAGAGGTGAAGGGTTAATGAATGAAATTAAAACTTTCAGTAACGACATGTTTTCAATCTTAATCAAACAAGATAATGAAAATAATTTATTCGATTTAGAAACTGTCGCAAAAAGTTTGGGGTTCACTCAGTTTAAAAACGGCAAACAATATATTCGTTGGGAAACTATCAATAAATATTTAGGTAAATATCTTTCCCAAGAAGTTGGGAAAGGCGATTTCATACCAGAACCAATGGTATATAAGTTGGCTTTCAAAGCAGGTAATGCTGTAGCAGAAAAATTTCAAGATTGGTTGGCGATGGAAGTCCTACCAGCTATTCGCAAACACGGTATCTACGCAACAGACAATGTAATTGAACAAACATTAAAAGATCCAGACTACATCATTACAGTGTTGACTGAGTATAAGAAAGAAAAAGAGCAAAACTTACTTTTACAACAAGAAATTGGAGAGCTAAAACCCAAAGCAGATTATGTTGATGAAATCTTAAAATCAACTGGCACATTAGCCACAACTCAAATCGCGGCAGACTACGGTATATCAGCACAAAAGTTAAACAAACTACTACACGAAGCTAGACTACAACGAAAAGTAAATAAACAGTGGGTGCTTTACTCAGAACACATGGGCAAGAGTTACACAGATTCAGACACTATAACAATTGTGCGTTCTGATGGCAGAGAAGACACAGTTTTACAAACTAGATGGACACAAAAAGGCAGATTGAAAATACATGAAATCATGACTGAATTCGGTTATGAAGCTAATTTAGGGGGAGCGTAAATGACACCAGAACAAAAAGAAAAGCTAAACAATATAGTATTAACACTTTATGCAGTTAAAGAAAACAAAAGTCAAACATACACACACAAAGATACTCTTACTGTGACATATGCAGGCGAGATTGAGCACACTTACGAAGTCGACAGAGAGAAACACCTTGAATCAATGATTGAGTGGGCAATTGACCAAATCGAACAGCACTTTGATTTAGACGAAGAAGAATAACACACAATTGAACAAACAACTTAATAGGAGGAATTACAAATGAACGCACTATACAAAACAACCCTCCTCATCACAATGGCAGTTGTGACGTGGAAGGTTGTAAAGATTGAGAAAAACACAAGATTTAAACTTAGAAATTTTGATTATCCAAAAATTAATAATGCTCAGAGCAAATCATTGTTGGATATTGCTAGTCACGATCTAAAAGATATTTAACTGTATTCAAAATTTTCATATCTTGTTGAGCTTTTAAGCTTTCGTATAAAGCTATTGAATAAATAATTTCGTAAGATACGTTTTCAGGAGCATCTTCTTTCAACTTATTTATTCTATCTCTAAAAAAGTCACTGTCACCACCGAATTCTTTTTCGGCTTGATTACTAAGTTCACCAAAGAAATTTTGAAAATCATTAAATTCCATACTTATCACCTCCTTTCACTAGGAGATAACTAAATTATACACAACACAAAAATAAAAAGGAGGAATAGATATGATAAAAAATAGTTTGCAAGCTAAAGAACTTGCAGTAATTTTATCTGTTTCTAAATCCAAAGCAGGACAAATAATAAGAGAACTGAATAAAGAGCTTGAAGACGAAGGTTACATTGCGATTCGAGGCAGAATACCAGTCCAATTAGCTAGAGAAAAATTCCCTTATCACGGCTTGTCAGACGAGAGAATAATGGAGGCGTTGAAAAAAGAAAATGAGTAACATTTATAAAAGCTATCTATTAGCAGTATTATGCTTCACAGTCTTAGCGATTGTACTCATGCCGTTTCTATACTTCACTACAGCGTGGTCAATTGCGGGATTCGCAAGTATCGCAACATTCATATTTTATAAAGAATACTTTTATGAAGAATAAAAAAACTGCTACTTGCGCCAACAAGTAACAGTATCAAACAAAACACTTAAGAAAAAATTCATGTTCAATATAAAACGAAAAACGGAGGAAGTCAAGATGTATTACGAAATAGGCGAAATCATACGCAAAAATATTCATGTTAACGGATTCGATTTTAAGCTATTCATTTTAAAAGGTCATATGGGCATATCAATACAAGTTAAAGATATGAACAACGTACCAATTAAACATGCTTATGTCGTAGATGAGAATGACTTAGATATGGCATCAGACTTATTCAACCAAGCAATAGATGAATGGATTGAAGAGAACACAGACGAACAGGACAGACTAATTAACTTAGTCATGAAATGGTAGGAGGTCGCTATGAAGCAGACTGTAACTTACATCATCCGTCATAGGGATATGCCAATTTATATAACTAACAAACCAACTGATAACAATTCAGATGTTAGTTACTCCACAAATAGAAATAGAGCTAGGGAGTTTAACGGTATGGAAGAAGCGAGTATCAATATGGATTATCACAAAGCAATCAAGAAAACAGTGACAGAAACTATTGAGTACGAGGAGGTAGAACATGACTGAGGAAAAACAAGAACCACAAGAAAAAGTAAGCATACTCAAAAAACTAAAGATAAATAATATCGCTGAGAAAAATAAAAGGAAATTCTATAAATTTGCAGTATACGGAAAAATTGGCTCAGGAAAAACCACGTTTGCTACAAGAGATAAAGACGCTTTCGTCATTGACATTAACGAAGGTGGAACAACGGTTACTGACGAAGGATCAGACGTAGAAATCGAGAACTATCAACACTTTGTTTATGTTGTAAATTTTTTACCTCAAATTTTACAGGAGATGAGAGAAAACGGACAAGAAATCAATGTTGTAGTTATTGAAACTATTCAAAAACTTAGAGATATGACATTGAATGATGTGATGAAAAATAAGTCTAAAAAACCAACGTTTAATGATTGGGGAGAAGTTGCTGAACGAATTGTCAGTATGTACAGATTAATAGGAAAACTTCAAGAAGAATACAAATTCCACTTTGTTATTACAGGTCATGAAGGTATCAACAAAGATAAAGATGATGAAGGTAGCACTATCAACCCTACTATCACTATTGAAGCGCAAGAACAAATTAAAAAAGCTATTACTTCTCAAAGTGATGTGTTAGCTAGGGCAATGATTGAAGAATTTGATGATAACGGAGAAAAGAAAGCTAGATATATTCTAAACGCTGAACCTTCTAATACGTTTGAAACAAAGATTAGACATTCACCTTCAATAACAATTAACAATAAGAAATTTGCAAATCCTAGCATTACGGACGTAGTAGAAGCAATTAGAAATGGAAACTAAAAATTAATTAAAAGGACGGTATTTAATTATGAAAATCACAGGACAAGCGCAATTTACTAAAGAAACAAATCAAGAAAAGTTTTATAACGGCTCAGCAGGGTTTCAAGCTGGAGAATTCACAGTGAAAGTTAAAAATATTGAATTCAATGATAGAGAAAATAGATATTTCACAATCGTATTTGAAAATGATGAAGGCAAACAATATAAACATAATCAATTTGTACCGCCGTATAAATATGATTTCCAAGAAAAACAATTGATTGAATTAGTTACTCGATTAGGTATTAAGTTAAATCTTCCTAGCTTAGATTTTGATACCAATGATCTTATTGGTAAGTTTTGTCACTTGGTATTGAAATGGAAATTCAATGAAGATGAAGGTAAGTATTTTACGGATTTTTCATTTATTAAACCTTACAAAAAGGGCGATGATGTTGTTAACAAACCTATTCCGAAGACAGATAAGCAAAAAGCTGAAGAAAATAACGGGGCACAACAACAAACATCAATGTCTCAACAAAGCAATCCATTTGAAAGCAGTGGCCAATTTGGATATGACGACCAAGATTTAGCGTTTTAAGGTGTGGTTTAAATGCAATACATTACAAGATACCAGAAAGACAATGACGGCACTTATTCCGTCGTTGCTACTGGTGTTGAACTTGAACAAAGTCACATTGATTTACTAGAAAACGGATATCCGCTAAAAGCAGAAGTAGAGGTTCCGGATAATAAAAAACTATCTATAGAACAACGCAAAAAAATATTCGCAATGTGTAGAGATATAGAACTTCACTGGGGCGAACCAGTAGAATCAACTAGAAAATTATTACAAACAGAATTGGAAATTATGAAAGGTTATGAAGAAATCAGTCTGCGTGACTGTTCAATGAAAGTCGCAAGGGAGTTAATAGAACTGATTATAGCGTTTATGTTTCATCATCAAATACCTATGAGCATAGAAACAAGCAAGTTGTTAAGTGAAGATAAAGCACTATTGTATTGGGCTACAATCAACCGCAACTGTGTAATTTGTGGAAAGCCTCACGCAGACCTAGCGCATTATGAAGCAGTCGGCAGAGGAATGAACAGAAACAAAATGAATCACTACAACAAACATGTATTAGCGTTATGTCGCGAACATCATAACCAGCAACATGCGATTGGCGTTAAGTCGTTTGATGATAAATATCACTTGCATGACTCATGGCTAAAAGTTGATGAGAGGCTCAATAAAATGCTGAAAGGAGAGAAAGAGAAATGAACAAAATATTAATACGCTTTGCTATTAACTATATAAAATATCAACAAAAACAATTGCGTGAAAAAGAAGCCCGAATTAAATATCTAGAGGGCTTCTTAAAAGGGAAGGGTTATTGACTGTTTTTGTTTTGCAATTCCATCAATCTTTCAAATTGATCCGGATACTGAACGGCAAGTTCCATCATTCTTACCATAGAATCAGCGGGAATATCAGGGTCTTGTTTGGTCACTGAAGGTAGAAACTCTTTTAATTCGGATAAATCGCTTTTTATATCTAACAAATGTCTATTTAAAACACCGTATTCATTATCGATATTATTATACTTATTGACTGGATTTTCAAAATTGAAATCATTATCTGTAAATGTTTTGATAGTTTCTTTAAGTTGGTCTTTGGCATTTACTACATCCGCGTATAATTCGCTGTAGTAAATTGTACGGTAAGCGCTAACATCAAAAGGGATATTCTCATCTTTGTTAATCATAGTAATTGTTGGTCTCTCTAGAGCGTGTCTGTAACCTAATTCATAAAATACGTTCGGGTTATGCGTACTCAAATCTACAATAACTAATTCAGAATTCGTTAATCCACCAATTATTTCATCAGTGATTTTATTGGTCGATGATATAAGGTCAGATCGTTGGATTTCAAAATCTGATTCTAAAGCAGGTTTTATGATGGATTGTAAAAGAAAATCAGAGTTTCTTCTTACTTTAGAATCATCAGTACCTATAGGGCAAGCAATGAAACATTTTTTCAAGTTATTCACTCCTAATCATATTTTTATTAATTATAACAGAAAGGAGATAAAAAAATGGCAACATTTAGAGTTTACAAAGAATCAGGCAACTTTGTCACAGTACACAAAGATTTTATACATGATTCTAATATAAGTTGGAAGGCTAAAGGTATTCTACTTTATTTGTTAAGTCGACCTGATAACTGGCAAATTTACGAAACAGAACTAGAGCAACATTCAACTGATGGACTTAGCGGTTTAAAGAGTGGAATCAAGGAACTGGAAGAAATTGGATACATTCAACGTAGTAGAAAACGTGATAAAAGTGGTAGGTTAAATGGTTATGAGTACTTAGTATATGAGCAACCGCACCACATTCGATTTTCCAACGTTGGAAAAACCGTTAACGGTAAAACCAACAATGGAAAAACCGTTAATGGTAAATCGCATACTACTAATAATAATAGTACTAATAATGATTTAACTAATAATAACAATACTAATAATGAAGGAAGTATATTGTCGGGCAACCCGACGGTGTCTTCCATTCCCTATAAAGAAATTATTGATTACTTAAACAAAAAAGCGGGCAAGCATTTTAAACACAATACAGCTAAATCAAAAGATTTTATTAAAGCAAGATGGAATCAAGATTTTAGGTTGGAAGATTTTAAAAAGGTGATTGATATCAAAACAGCTGAGTGGCTGAACACGGATAGCGATAAATACCTTAGACCAGAAACGCTTTTTGGTAATAAATTTGAGGGATACCTCAACCAAAAAGCACAACCAACTGGCACGGATCAATTAGAACGCATGAAGTACGACGAAAGTTATTGGGATTAGAGGGATATTATGAAACCACTATTCAGCGAAAAGATAAACGAAAGCTTAAAAAAATATCAACCTACTCATGTCGAAAAAGGATTGAAATGTGAGAGATGTGGAAGTGAATACGACTTATATAAGTTTGCTCCTACTAAAAAACACCCGAATGGTTATGAGTATAAAGACGGTTGCAAATGTGAAATCTATGAGGAATATAAGCGAAACAAGCAACGGAAGATAAACAACATATTCAATCAATCAAATGTTAATCCGTCTTTAAGAGATGCAACAGTCAACAACTACAAACCACAAAATGAAAAACAAGTACACGCTAAACAAACAGCAATAGAGTATGTACAAGGTTTCTCTACAAAAGAACCGAAATCATTAATATTGCAAGGTTCATACGGAACTGGTAAAAGCCACCTAGCATACGCTATCGCAAAAGCAGTTAAAGCTAAAGGACATACGGTTGCTTTTATGCATATACCAATGTTAATGGATCGTATCAAAGCGACATACAACAAAAATGCAGTTGAGACTACAGATGAGTTAGTCAGATTGTTAAGCGATATTGATTTACTTGTACTAGATGATATGGGTGTAGAGAACACAGAACATACTTTAAACAAACTTTTCAGCATTGTTGATAACAGAGTAGGTAAAAACAACATCTTTACAACTAACTTTAGTGATAAAGAACTAAATCAAAATATGAACTGGCAACGTATCAATTCAAGAATGAAACACAATGCAAGAAAAGTAAGAGTAATCGGAGACGATTTCAGGGAGCGAGACGCATGGTAACCAAAGAATTTTTGAAAATTAAACTTGAGTGTTCAGATATGTACGCTCAGAAACTCATAGACGAGGCACAGGGCGATGAAAATAAGTTATATGACCTATTTATCCAAAAACTTGCAGAACGTCACACACGCCCCGCTATCGTCGAATATTAAGGAGTGTTAAAAATGCCGAAAGAAAAATATTACTTATACCGAGAAGATGGCACAGAAGATATTAAGGTCATCAAGTATAAAGACAACGTAAATGAAGTTTATTCGCTCTCAGGAGCCCATTTCAGCGACGAAAAGAAAATTATGACTGATAGTGACCTAAAACGCTTCAAAGGCGCTCACGGGCTTCTATATGAGCAAGAGCTAGGATTACAAGCAACGATATTTGATATTTAGAGGTGGCACAGTGAGTAAATACAACGCTAAGAAAGTTGAGTACAAAGGGATTGTATTTGATAGCAAAGTAGAGTGCGAATATTAACAATATTTAGAAAGTAATATGAATGGCACTAACTATGATCGTATCGAACTACAACCTAAATTCGAACTACAACCTAAATTTGGGAAGCAAAGACCGATTACGTATATAGCCGATTTCTCTTTGTGGAAGGAAGGGAAACTGGTTGAAGTTATAGACGTTAAAGGTAAGGCGACTGAAGTTGCCAACATCAAAGCGAAGATATTCAGATATCAGTATAGAGATGTGAATTTAACGTGGATATGTAAAGCGCCTAAATACACAGGTCAAGAATGGATGGTATATGAGGACTTAGTGAAAGTCAGACGTAAAAGAAAAAGAGAAATGAAGTGATTTAATGCAACAACAAGCATATATAAATGCAACGATTGATATAAGAATACCTACCGAAGTTGAATATCAGCATTTTGATGATGTGGATGATGAAAAAGATGCACTGGCAGATTACTTATATAACAATCCGGACGAAATACTAGAGTATGACAGCATAACAATAAGACACGTATATATAGAGGTGGAATAAATGAGTATCGTAAAGATTAACGGTAAACCATATAAATTTACCGAACATGAAAATGAATTGATAAAAAAGAATGGTTTAACTCCAGGAATGGTTGCAAAAAGAGTACGAGGTGGCTGGGCGTTGTTAGAAGCCTTAAACGTACCTTATGGCATGCGCCTAGCTGAGTATAAAGAAATCGTGTTATCCAAAATCATGGAGCGAGAGAGCAAAGAGCGTGAAATGGCTAGGCAACGACGTAAAGAAGCTGAGCTAAGAAGAAAGAAGCCACATTTGTTTAATGTACCACAGAAACATTCACGTGATCCGTACTGGTTCGATGTCACTTATAACCAAATGTTCAAGAAGTGGCAGGAAGTATAA